CGACTCTTTGATTTAAGAAAGAAAACACTATACTCCGGTTTATTTCAGTACATGCAAGAGTTTGCTAATGCTCGACAGTATGATATACAACCAGAACCTAATAGAACATACGGTCTAGCTGGTACGAAGAATATCATAGACATACCTGCATTGCTTAACGAGATAACTCTTACAGCGGGTGGTAATAAGATCACACCTCGTGATTATCAAATCGCTGCACTAGAACATGCTCTTACCAACGGCCAGTCTCTACTACTGTCACCTACTGCTTCGGGTAAGTCACTTATTATTTACTTGGCTATTAGGCACTTCTTAGAAGAATCCGATCAGAGTGTGTTACTTATTGTCCCGACCACTTCACTGGTCGAACAGATGTATTCAGACTTTGCAGACTACTCACAGTTTGATGAGTGGGAAGTAACAGAGAACTGTCATAAGATTTATGCAGGTAAAGAGAAGTATAATGTACAACCACGAGTTATCATTACTACTTGGCAGTCAATATATAAAGAAAGAGCAGAATGGTTTCAGCCCTTTGGTATGGTTGTAGGTGACGAAGCACACGCTTTTAAGGCCAAGTCACTGACCTCTATCCTAGAAAAGTGCACTGAATGTAGATATAGAATCGGTACCACAGGTACTTTGGATGGAACACAAACACACCAATTAGTGTTAGAAGGGCTATTTGGCCCTGTTCATAAGGTTACTACTACCAAGAAACTAATAGATAGTAACGATTTAGCACAGTT